CACACGGCGCGGTTGATGCCACCGTAGGTTCCGGTGGTCGGGTCATCCGGCACAGCCGCAGCAAGACCCGTCAGGTTCTTGCCCGCGTTACCCGTACCGTCGCCGTAGCGGTCGCCGCTGATGCGGTTCGCCAACTGCGCTTCCGCAACTGACATACGACCGTCAAGAAGGTCAATGATCGCCTCCTTGCCCGAGTTCTGGATCATCTCCAGACCCGAGATGGTGACAGCCGACGCGTACTGCGTGATGGAGAACTGCGCCGCAGAAATGGGCGAGTTCTGGCCAACATTCAGCACTTCGTACCCGCTGTACGAGTTGGTGTTGTTCGTGGTCGGGTCGGTGTACATGATTTCTTGCAAAATCACGTTACCGCCCGAGAACGTCTTGACGTTCCCACGCTCCTTGAGACGACGCAACAACGCGTTGTTGTTGGTCACGTTATCAGCCAACTCACCGCTACGGCTCTGAATGGTAGTAGCGATAATGTCGCTGATACTAGAATTGGCAAATGCCATTTTGGTACTCCTAGTTCAGTTAATTACAAACGCGATTCAAGATCGGCAAATTGCTCCTCAAGAATCGCCCTTCTATCGCCAGCCTTTGGAGCCGTGTTGACGCCGGGTGTGGCGCTTCTGACACTCACCGCTGCCGCCCGTGCGGCTTTCGCTGCTCGGGTATACTCACGCGCTTGCTTGGTCGCCTGCTCAGCCTGTTGAGCCTTCTGCATACGGTCAGACAAGTCTTTATCTAATCGGACGGCTTTTTCATACGCTTCGTCAAGTGTTTCGGCCATCCCACTCTGTAGGAGTTGGATCATCGCCGGTCGCACTTCTTCAAAGTGTTCGGCCTTCTGACTAAAACTGTTGATTTCGTCCAGCAAAACTTGGTTCTGCTGCATTTCCTGTGCTTGCTTCCATCCCATGACCTCGCCGCGCACGTTGTTCAACTCGTTCTGCAGTTGTGCGCAAGTTGGGCAAACAACTGTAGTTTCTGCTGCGGTTGGGCGTTGCGCAGCGTGTAATCGGCTTGCATCAGCGCCGATACCGCTTTTTCGGGCGACAACCCCATGCCTTGGATGGTCGGCAGGTACGGTGCGATGGCTTCTTGCATCGCATCCGCAAACTGCGCCTTGGTCATCACCTTTTCTACGCCTTGGCGCATCTGTTCTTCGCGCTGCCATGCGTATTCCTGCATCTTGGGGTCGGCTTTTGCCCAGATGTCGTGAAAATCCTTTTTCCATGAGGCAGGGGGACGTTTCCAGACCGGCATTTCTTCGTCGGTCTGCTCGGGTTCAGCGGTTTGGCGTGCAAAGCGACCCTTTTCGTCGCGTTGGCCGATGTTTTCTATCGGCTCGCCCTTCTCTGCTGCCTCAAACCCTTCTTCAAGCATTGCCCGGCGTGAATCTTCAGCCTGTGGGGCTTCCAAATTCTGGTTTTCAACGTCCACGATTAGCCTCTCCTGTGGGGATTGGTGAAATTCAACTCTTGACGCAACTGCCGGATGATCCGGTCAGCCTGTTCGTTAGTCATGCGCTTGTTAACTTCGTACTTCAGTCGCTCCAAACGCTCGTTTGTCTGCTTTTCTTGACGGATATGCTTGGCGGGGTCGTCGTTACCAACCTCCTCGCAGTTGTTTGCCTTGAGGTGGCGTCGGTGTTGTGAGCGTGACGTGACCATGCCCCCGTCAATCATGCTGCGGTAGGGCGTGATGTCAGGCTGGACGTAGTGATAGCGTCCTTTGGAGTCCTTTTTTCGCTCCACAAACTCGCCGTCAAGGTAAACGTAAGTGCGTTTCATTGGTTAAACGGCGACGGCTGGTTCATCTGCGCGACCATGAGGCGGGTCTGGGCGTCCAAGTCAGCCTTGTACTTCGCGGCTGCCTGTTGGGCTTGCAGTTCCATCGCCTTGATCTGCGCTTCAAACTGTTGCTTTTGCTGCTCCATCGCCATCTTGGCTTGTGCGCGTACCTGCTCCAACTGCATTTCTTGCTGCATCTTGGCTTGCGCGAGGGCAGATTCCATCTGCATCTTGCTTTGCTCAACCTGACCCTTTTGCTGCAGTTCGGCTTGCTTGCCTTGCTGCTGTGGGTCAGGCTGCTGTTGCTGTGCGGCTTGCGCTAGTTGCTGCAGCGTAGAGTCAATCTGCCCTTCAATCGGGCGGGCTGCCTTGAACGCCTGCATCCCAAAGCGCAGCAGTTCCATCATCATGGGAACCATCTGCGGGCTGGCTTGGCCGACGGGCAGGGCTTGCGCGAGGAACCCACCAAACGCCTGCAGGAACTGCATACGATCTTGCTTGTTCTGGTTTTCATCCAGCATCACAAGCGAGTCGGCGGCAATGTCTACGCGGAAGTTGCGCAGCGGCTTGTCGCGCAGTAGTTCTAGCGCCTGCGGGATCAACTGCTGGTCAGCGGGCGTCATCTGTTGCGCAGCGGCGTAGGCAAGGATCGTCTGCGGCTGGTACTTGCTGCACATGACCTGCGCCTTGAGCCGGATTAGTTCCGACGCAAAGAGGGCCACGTCCTCCTGCATGGAGCGGAGTCTTAGCCCGGCGTACTGCCCTTTGATTTGCTGCGCGGTCGCGGTTTCGCTGGCGAACGACGTGCCACGGATGATGTCGCTGATGCCCGTGATTTCGTAGATTTGGCTCTTGATGTCCTCACGCGCCCGATAGCAGTTAAGAAGCGCGTTTGCCAACGTGTCCAACGGGAGGAGGTCAATGCTGCCTTTAAGGCCGCCCTTCTCGCTGAAAGCCATCCATTTATCAACAGGGATAAGTGCATTGTTGTCACCCTCGGTCAGCAGGCGTTGCAGTGCTGGTTGGCTGGCGTCGTATACACCCCTGACGCGTAGGGCTTTGACCAAGCCATCAATGCGGTCGGACAAAATGTCCAACTCCATCGCCTGATCTTGGTACAACACAAAGTCGGGGACGGGAACCAACGTGTCGCTGGTCGTGGTGGCGTACAGCGGTTTCGGGCAAGGGAAAAACCCTTCTACGCCAAGGGGGTCAGGGCGTTCGTCAATGATGGACGGCATACCCTTGCAGAACCACACGACCTTTTCGCGTTCCTTGTCCCACAGTTCACAAATCTTTGCGCGGTTGTAGGTGCGTTTGGATTCGTTGTACGCGTTGAGCGGCTCCGGCCCTTGGTCTAGCGGGATGCGGCGTGCCATGTCCTCGCCAAACCGCTCTATCAGCGCCTCGCGGGTCATGTAGACCCAGCGCCAGACCTGTCCGACTTCTTCCCATGTGCGGGCTTGGGCGTGTCCAAAGTCGCGCCAATGGACGTAATCCACGGGTGCGCACTCGTAGTCAATCCGCTCCATCTGCGGCGGTGCGCCTTCGCCCTGCTCAATGTCGCTGGTGACAAGCAAGCCGTCATCGTCAATGCCGATGGGGCTGACGTGCGGCTCGTACCGCACCCACGCCGTTGCACGTCCACCGAGGGACCGATCCTCCACGCAGTATTTCATTGTGGCGCGGTAATCGGGGTAGTGCTCAACCTCAAAGTCCAAAGCCCTCTCAAGAAGTTGTGATGCCACACGCCCCACGGGGTCGTTGTCGCCAAAGCGGCGGCTGATGTCAGCCTTGGGCAGTTTGGCGTATACGGCGGGCATCAACGTCTGGACGTTGCTCCATAGGATGTTGAACTTGGCGCTTTCGGTCAGCGTCTGGCCACGCGTGTCATCGCGGTATCGCTTAATGATTTTCTTGGCCCGCGCCGTCCACTTCGCAAATTCGTTGTCGTATTGAGCGATGATTTTTAGGTAACGCTCTAGTTCGGGGCTTTTTGCTTCGTCCATCAGTCCTTCCCCTTGTTGCGTGCGCTGATCGCGGCGGCTTTGCTCTTGGCGTCTGCCTTACTGCTTGCGCCCCATGCGCGGAGAGCGAGGGCAAGGCGGGTGGGCTTACCGTCCTTTTCCATAGGGCCAGCCATGTTGCCCATGCGAGCAAGGAAACTAGCGCGGCGTGGGTTGTCACCTGCCTTGACCGGAGGCTTGAGCGTGCCGCCTGTCTCGCGCTTGTAGGAGGCACGACCCTTGGCGTTTAGCCCGCCTTTCGGGTTCTTGCCTTCGCTACGCTGCCACGCTGCGCTCATTTCTTGCCCTTGTTCTCGGGTTTAGCGGTCTTGGCGGCTTGCTTAAAGTCGGCAGCCGAGGGTCGCCCAGCCTCACCGGGACGCTTCATGCGCTCGCCCGAGCCAGCCTTGATGCGCTCTTGCTTAGCCAGAATGTTGGCGTACAGGCCGGGCTTGTTCATGCGTAGGTGCTAAAAAGGCCGACGACGCGGCAGTTAGAGTTGCCCGAGCAAGTCGCTGTAATCGCGCCCTGCGTGCCAATGCCAAGCGGGATCACATACACGCCAGCGGCTTGGGTTGCCGGGATGCTGACAAGTGCCGTGTTGCCGTCGCTGACGATGCAGGTGGCTTCCGTGTTGCTCTGTACGTTAACGACGACGCTATGCAGATACGCACCTGCCGCGCCAAAGGTCGTCGTGGAGGTTGCAGCCACGGCGACGTAATTGTTCCGAACTGGTTGAATAACGCTCATATTCTCGCCCTCCTAGAGCCTTGGCGGTCGTGAACCGCCCACATGTCGTTCAATGTGACCGTGTTCTGCGGGCCGACCATCAGCGGTCGGGGTTCTGCAACAGGGGACTTGTCAGCCACCTCGGCCCATGATACAGCAAGCATACGAAATGCGTCACTAGGGTGTGAAGTCCAATCGTGACGCGGATTCTGCCGAAACGCCTTTTTGTCCTCGTCGTACTCGCGCTGATACTGACGCAGCGCCTCTATCCCGTCGCGGCACTTCTCGGCATCAAACCACACACGCGGCAGAGTCAAGCGCACGGCTTGGATGCCGTTCTGCACGCCGATGTCAGGGACGACCGAAAGTTTGGCGATGTCCAGATGCACGGCTAACTGCTCCACGATGCTCTTGCCTGTCTGCAGGCTCTTAGCCCGAGCGTCGTGCGGTAGGTAGTGTTTGGCGTATTGGTATAGTTTGGCGAGTACCACGTCTGCAATGTCGTGGATGTTTGCACCGCTCACGGCGTAGAAGTCTATGACGCGGATTTCGTTACGCGTGACTTGATAGAACCATATCGCCGTGTCGTCTCGGTAGCCTAAGTCCCATGCTGTATACACGGGCAGGCTGCGGTCGTACTCCACCCGTGTAATGCGTCCTTGTTCCTCGGCTTCTCGCATTTCGGTGCCAAAAAACGCCCCGAGTATGGCGGCTGAAAAGTCGCACTCGTACTCTTGCTGATACTGGTCGGGGCTTAATTGCGCCTTGGCTGCGTTCAGTTCGCCTTTCGGGAGCAGCCCGCTACTGGAGGCGGGGAGGCGTAGCAAGAACCACTCATGTGGCAATCGTTCTGCGGTAGTGAAGATGTCGTAGAACTGGTTGCGCCCCTTGGGAGTTCCCCCAAACACGCACCAGCCCTGCTTGTCGCTCAAACTCGGCCTCAACACGTTGCCGAATACGCTTGGTTTAAAGTCGCCGTACTCGTCTAGGTACAGGCCGTCAAAGCCAAGGCCGCGCATGGCGTCCGCGTTGTCAGCGCCAAAGAGGCGTATCTGACTGCCGTTGACAAGCGTGAGCGTCAGTTCCTGTTCGTTCTTGGCTTCGGTGATCGGGGCGGCAAACTCTTGGAAGTATTGCCATGCCACGGCTTTTGCCTGACTGCGGTAGGGGGCGACGT